GTTCTTACGCGGATCGCAAGGCTTCTCCAAATCATCAATGATGATAAACTTCGCGCGTGGAAAACGCTGAAGAAGCACGTGTATATGCGGGATTAACGACCCTATGTTGACGTATGCGTCGAAAACGCGATCGATGTGACCTGCGATCAGATTCTTCAATTCAACTTCTGGAATGCTTTCAAAATCGCTGCAACAGCGATACCCGAGCATTGAGAGAGCCATCGCGAGCGATGACAGCCCTGAGCCGGGTGATCCAAAAGCGAGCACTGGAGAGTAGGTCGGACATCCATGGAAGAGGGCTGCGTGTCCTTTATCTAGAACACCGATTTTGGTGAGTGCCGGCAGTATGGAGTAAGTATTTGTCGAGCGCAGATCACGGCGTTGGTTAACCGCTGAACGGCGCAAGGCCCGAACGTCCAGATCTTTGAACTTCTGATTTATCCAGAGGTCTACCGGACCGCTGCAAGGGAGAAGATCGAGCAATCTCTGCGCCCCCTTCTTGGTAAGTACATAGCCGGACAAGCACCAAAGGCCGCGCTCTGGCTTAAAGACATTTGCCGAAACTAGACGCTTTGGAGCGCCGTGGCGCACTTCCTTGTAGGAAACATACAAGATGTCAAATCGCGGGTTCGCTTGGTCAGCCTCCGCCATCTCCTGCCACGCCTGATCAAGGATGCGCCCAAAGCCCCGTTGGAACCGGATGTCGTCCTCAAGGATTAGGCTATAGCACCCGTTGGACTTCGCGATCGTTTTCCAAACACCAATGTGTGAGCAAGCGATCGCGATCTCCGCCTGGCTCATAATAATCGGGCGCTCCAGATCAAAGGCATCGGGCAATGCATCAGGCTGCGGCTCTACGAAGAGCTGGTCGCGAAGCGTATAGAACGGCAGAACCGTCAAGCCATCGAGAGGTTCTAAACGTGTGTCCTGCGCATCGCATGCCGAGTATCGAACAACACGGCTGGAAAGCGGCACTCCTTTGGAGTCTGAGAGCCGATTGAGTTCGCGCAACATATCAATCCAACGACTCGGTTGCCGGTCTAGATTGATGACAAAGACCGGTCCGATTTTCGAAAGTTCGGCGCTAGGGTTGCTGTCGAAGGACACAGACCGCTGCCGAGGGAGATGCAAGAGGATGCGCCAGAAAAAGGCATGGATAAGCCGCGACACTGAGGACAAAGGTTTGGAAAGGTTCATCTACCTATCCACCATCACCGAATTTTCGCTGATTCGACAGTCTCCAGTTTCTCGCATCGTTGCGATAACTCAACGGCCATTTCGAGACTGCAATTGAATCCCATTCCCCCAATACAGCGACATCGCTTTCGATATCGAATGTGGGATCCATAGCAAGAGTGAAGATCGATTTTGAAATGTTCCCAGGCCCAGTCGCGCTTTGGATCTCAGGAAGCTCATCCTCGCCAGCCAGCTCAAAAAGACTCGTCGCTTGTTCGAGAGCATGTTCGATGACGGGGTGCCTTGGACACGTGATGAGCGGATTATTATTAAAATAGACGATCCAACTAGGTTCAAATGCGCCGGGCCGCAAAAATACAGCGGGCTCCACCATGGTCCCCTTAGCAGTGTCGTAGCAAAGAGGTTGAAGTTTGAGCCTTCCATCGTTGGCGAGCCAGTCAATTGCGGTACTAACGCATACATCGTCCGCATCGACATACAAACCGCCTTCAACCGCTGCATAGCAAAGCCGGAAGTAGTCCGCCTGCATCGCCGGATGATAGCAGCGCTCGAATACCCTCTTGTACCGCGCACCCAATGAACTATTAATGAAGGTTGCGGCAGTTCGTTCATCGAACAGCCTATGTTTAAAGCCGCTCGCCTTCCAAACGGTCCAAGATTGGATACATTGTTCGACATCGAAGGGTAATCGCCCAAAGTCATGCCAGAACTGCACGATCGTTCTTGGGATAGGTTTTCTATGGCGCTCGTTGACTGAAGGTTGAAATGAAGCGCTTTGGACTAATTTCCTGATGAATTCCGAGCGCTGTCGATGGTGCTCGGGGCTGTCGCCTTCTTGCTCCATTCAGATCCACCGCTCGCGGGTAAATGTTCGCCCGAGAAGATTAGTTGTCGACGCCTTACAATATGCACTATACCGCAGACTCGAATCGCCTGACTTCGCACCTGATGTTAGCTCACCAATCGTCTTGAGCCACGCTATCGAGGACCGCGATGTGTGAAGGATCGAAAAATGATTGAGATGGAGGCCGCTAAGAAAGTGAAGATCCTATCTCATAACCCAGGCCATGATGGGGCCGTCGCATTTCTCCAGGATGCTCGCTTGGTGATGTCCATTGAAGGTGAAAAAGATTCCAATGCTCGGCACTCGCCGATCTCCATAGCGGACGTATTTAAATCCATCGGGGAACTTAATGAAATCCCCGACGTCATCTGTACGAGCGGGTGGTGGCCACGCGACCATTTCGAATACCTACATGGGTCGGATATTCATGCCGGGTACCTTGGCGTGGCAAAAAGCAACATTGTCGTGCGACAACAACGCTTCTTCGGAAAGCAGGTCCAATACTTCTCATCTTCCCATGAAAAATCGCACATCCTCTGTGCCTTCGGCATGTCAAGCGTGTCGAAAGGCACCCCGTGCTACGCACTGGTATGGGAAGGCGCGATTGGCTCTTTCTACGAAATCGACTCCGAACTGAACATAGCATCACTTGGGGAAGTTCTCAGCTCGCCCGGAAATCGATACGGCCGACTCTATGGTCTGGCTGATCCAACATTTCCGAAGGACGGACCCTTTCCTCGCACCACGGATCCAGGAAAGCTCATGGCCTTGGCGTCATTTTCGAATCGCAATGAGCCGACGGCTCAAGAACGTAAACTGCTCGGATTCTTGTTGGAGGAACCTTTCCAGGCGCTGAGCGCTTACGGAGACATTGAAAATGCGCCTCATTTCAATGTGGGAATAGACGACCCAGAATTTCGCAACTTCGCCGGTATTTACAGCGACGCGATCTTCGAGATCTTTCATCAGTTCGCGAAAGCAAATTTGAAGAAGAACAGACCACTGTTAATCGCAGGTGGATGTGGACTGAATTGCGACTGGAACTCCAAGTGGAGGGAAAGCGGATTCTTTTCCGAGATCTTTGTTCCGCCCGTCGCCAATGACTCGGGTTCTGCCATAGGGACAGCGATCGATGCCCAGTTTCACTTCACAGGTAATCCGAAAATTCATTGGAGCGTGTACTCGGGGAGCGATTTCGTCATGGGGCCGTTTGACTCGGGGCCTTACGATGTCTATGAAGCAGACGACAAGTTGATCGCCGACCTTTTAGCTAACGACCTCATTCTCGGATGGGTAAGTGGCAGATACGAAATTGGCCCCCGGGCTTTGGGCAACCGCTCGATTCTCGCTGCACCATTTCGCGACGAGACTCGGGTACGCTTGAATGAGATCAAACATCGAGAGCAATTTCGTCCCATCGCCCCTGTCTGCCTGGAAGAAGACGCTGCGCGATGGTTTGGTTGCAATCGCGCAAGTCCATTCATGTTGTACACGTATCGTGCAATAACTGAAGCTCTTGCCGCGGTTACCCATATCAATGGGAGCGCCCGTCTTCAGACGGTGTCATGCGAGAGCAACTGGAGGCTTTACGAGCTCCTCACGGCCTTCAAGGCACGCACGGGATATGGAGTTTTGTGTAACACATCTCTGAACTTCAGTGGACGGGGTTTCATAAATAGCATCAACGACCTCTCCGAGTACACGATAGTCCATTCACTGGACGGTTTTGTGGTTGACGGACGCCCATATCTTGTGAAGAAGTCCGACAGGTATCGAGCCTACATAGATGGACCGAATCGTCCCGGAGCGACGCCGCAGTCGTTACAGGTCTCGTAGGTGCCGGCTAGTATTCGCGTAATTCGGGGGCTCCTCTCTGCGTCCTGCACTGTGACCTTTGCAAAGAATAGGACCACCGAATGCCCAACGATAAATCCTTCTAAACGCCTTAGTATTTGCTAATCGGTCCTCTCTAACCATTCTGCCTCTGCTTTTCTTGCCACGGAGAAGCATCCATCTCTGCATCGAGCACACAACTGGCATACCGGATGCTGCGGAGATCGGGTCTTCACGGTCTTGAGGTTGGGTTTTCTTGACGGGAAATACAGTGATCAGATCTGGTTTTTGCCTGATGCATCTTGTGCGCGAACCCCCATCGTTCGACGATTGATTGCTGCCCGTCCCACCGGATGGGCAGATTTTGTACGAGGGACTCGAGAGTGAGCTGCGGGCTGCACTTCCCTTTCAATATTGCTTCCACAAACTGAGGTCCGAGCCATGCGCACGGAAGGATCTTCTTGATATACCGCCGCGACACGCCGTATTCCAGGGCCAGCTGCGGAATACCGGCCACTTGACCAGCAACGATCTGGTCGTACCAGCATTTGGCGCGCGCAATCGCGCGGATGATTGCAGTCGTGCTTTCCGAGGAAGGGCGCTGATCGTTGCCAAGGACAAGACGCAGCGCTTTTCCACGATGAACCGTCTCGAAGGGACACGAAAGCGCAACGACTTGGGACTCATCGACCGCATTATGATCTTCGAACTCATCAGGCTTCTCTGGTTGAAGAGCTGCGAAGAGCGACTTGAGATTCAGCCGGATCTCAATCGAATCGCCGTTGACGATGATCCGATCCACAGTTGATTTGAAGAGCGTTTCTTGCTCGGACGTGAGAAGAGAAACCCACTCACGAGCCATCTGTGAGGCGCCCCTCAGAAGCTTTTCGTAATTGCCTTCCCCGCCGGCAACTTCCTTCACCGCACTGAGAATCTCGAGTGGCGATCGCAGGAATTCCTGGACGCGATCAACAACCGCACGCTCCAGATCGAGTGCCGGGATCCGGCCCGTGGATCCGTCGCCCTTCTTTCGACGGATGATTGCTTGCGACGTGTAGTAGCGATAGCGTTTCCCGCCCTTACTCGCGTGGGTAGGCGTAAGACGGTTACCGGCTTCATCAAATAGCAACCCCGTCAGCAGACTGCCCCGCGTTGCGCGAGTCCGGCTTCGTTCGCCTTGTTGGTTCTCATCGAGCATTTTCTGGACCTGGTCCCAAGTCTCGCGGTCGATGATCGCCTCGTGGTCACCCGGATAGACGTTCTCCTTATGTGCGATCTCGCCGGCATATAGATGATTCCGCAGGAGTTTATAGAGGGCGCCCCGGGAGAATCGGTCTCCGCCGATCCGGCGTCGATCGCCCATCCGCAGCTTGCTCCGCAGGCTCCCCTTGTCGAGATGATCTTTGAGGGCGGAGACGCAGCCGAGACATATATATTGATGGAAGATTTCACGGATCCGTTCCGCCTCTTCTATATTGATGTAGAGTTTTCGTTCGCGCAGGTCATAGCCGAGAGGAACCCGGCCTCCCATCCACATTCCCTTGGCTTTTGAAGCCGCAATCTTGTCCCTGATCCTCTCCCCAGTCACTTCCCGTTCAAACTGGGCAAAGGACAACAGAACATTCAGGGTGAGTCGGCCCATCGAGGATGTGGTGTTGAACTGCTGGGTCACGGATACAAAGCTGACGTGCCTGGCGTCGAATTGGTCGATGATCTTGGCGAAGTCGGCGAGGGAGCGGGTAAGCCGGTCAACCTTATACACAACGACGGTGTTAACCTTGCCCGCCGCAATATCGCTTATCAGTTGCTTCAACGCTGGCCGGTCCATGGTCCCGCCTGAATATCCGCCATCGTCATATTTGGCCGCGAGCGCCTGCCAGCCCTCATGGCGCTGAGAACGGATGAATGCCTCGCAGGCTTCGCGCTGGGCGTCGAGCGAGTTGAACGATTGCTCCAGGCCCTCTTCGGAGGATTTCCGCGTGTAGATGGCGCAGCGAATGTGTCCGCTCATGCCGCCCTCTTCGATGGGCGCTTCTTGAGGCCGAAGAAAGCGGGGCCCGACCAGCGTGTGCCTGTGATCTCGCGCGCAATCTGCGAGAGGCTGCGATAGGTGCGACCGCTGTATTCAAAGCCGCTTTCGAGGACCGCAACTTCGTGCAACCGCCCCTGCCACTCGCGCACCATGCGGGCTCCGGCTTTGACAGGCGGTGCGGGAATGCCACTGGACCTCTTGCCGCCCTGGATCTCCTCGGCGATTGCCCTTAGGCGCTTCATAGTCGCCGGCTTGAGCCCGCCGAATGCCCTTTCCTGCAGGCGATAGGCTAGAATCGGGATCAGAATCTCGCGACGGAGCTTGGGGTGCGGCGCGTTGTCGAAGAGTTCCTGCCAAAGCGCCTGAAGCGCCGATCGGTCCATTCGGGGCAGTTCGTCGAGTTGTCGCCCTAGATCTGCTCTCAACCCCTCCCCCAGACTGCTGCAAGAGCGCTCTCCAACAGCAGTCCATTTCCGCTCTTTGGTGGCAAAGAGTCAAGCGAACTCTGCGCGGCATTTCGTATCCGGCGGAGAAATACCAGAATCCTTGCGAAGGGTCCAGATTGCGGCCAGATCGGCTACTGCAAGTCGGCAAAAAACTTCGCGAGTGTAACGTCCAGAGCCGCTGCTATTCGCTCTAAAGCGCGTATGCCAATCTCTTTGTGGCCATTTTCAAGTTCGGACAAATGCTCTCGCGTCAGCCCAGCGTGATCGGCAAGCATCGTCTGCGTCCAGCCTTTATCGCCGCGCAAAACTCGAATGCGCCGCCCAACCGTTACGCAAATGTCCTTTGCCATGCAAAAAGCATGGCTGTAAGCCAAAGATTACGTGTAAGCTATGGCTTACATTGCAATAGGAGACCCCTGCGCATGTCGATCATGCCTGCGGGCGGCTGGAACAGCCCGCGTGAGAATTCCTCAGCTGAGCCACCTGAAACCACACCCGGATCTTCACGCCACTCATTTCTGGCGGATTCAGCGTCAGCAGGAAACTCAACAAGTCGAATATCTAGGGGCGGATTTCATGGCCGCCTGGGTATGATCTCCGCCATCGTAGCGGCGTTCATATGCCTTTATTTTGTCACCCCCATGCTGACGTCAAAAACTGAACATGGTTCCCGTCAGGCCAGTACGGCGGTGCGATCCGCAACAAGTGACGCGCCGGATTCAACGGGAGCCGCCTCTGATCAACAGCCCTACAGTGTCTCGATGATCGACGCCAATAAGAACTCAATTGCTACAGGCACAAAACTCTCCGCAGAAGGCACGATGTATTCGACGAGATGGGGACCAACCGATACCTGCACGTGGCTTCTCATCCGCGGCAAGGTAAACATTCAGCACGGGGAAGCCAACCCAGCCGACTACTGTCGGTTCTCAATCATACTGACTGAGAAGAATGAGGCTGGGGAGGATATGTGGCCGGGCGCAGGACTTCTATGCGACGTGAGTCCAGAAGAGTTGAAATCCGACACGCATCAATATCACTATGGCGACAGAGTTCGCGTATATGGCAGTTATGCTGCGTCTTTGGATTTCGCGGTCGCGTATGTGCCAGGTTCTCATTTTGGTGTGCCCGTATTAGAGAATTGCACAATTGATGGACTCGCGGCGGGCAAGTCGGAGTAAGGTGGCGGGTATCCGCCCCACTTTCTAGAATGAAATTTGCAGAGCAGCTGTTTTTTGTTTCAAAATTGGTGACCACCGATACTCTCGAATTCTCTTCAGACAATCGCCGACGGTCAGAAAGTGTAAAAGACCCGAACGGTCCCCACTGATCCATTAACTCAGATTAGTGGGCAAGCCTCCAGTATGGAACTTCGCTCTTCGCAAAATATCTCAGAGCATCCGGGCAGTGATCGTGCACTTTCAATGGCTTTTCCTCTCCGCGCTGTGCAGCCTTGGCATCCCAGGCATATGTTTGCATCTGCTGAATTGTCTTAGGTGCGTCCTGCCGACAGAACCGTATAAGACGTTGATTCAGAATCATGGACGTGATGCGAATTCCTTCGTTTACGTCATTATCTGCGTCTACGTGCCAAATGCCGCGTCTGACCATCTCAGATTTAAATGACGCAGCACTAGGGTCGATAATCACTTTGGCATCTTTGCTAGTCCCGATGAACTGGGCCAGATCATCGGCATACTCGGCATCGGTCTTCTGCCGCATTTCGACGACTGAGTCCCAGTAGTACTCGCGAGTCACCCAATACAGGTGCCCGTCATCGTAAATCTCCAGAAAGACCATCGGATTGGTAGTTCCATAGTCCACTGCAATGATTCGTTGCCGATGACCGCCTGGACCGCGCAGCCCGATCCGTTCATCTTGTCGATCGTAAAGTAGGTCTTCAGACCAAGAGTCCTTGTAGATCGCGCCTTCGGCGATGATCCAAAGACCCTCGATGAACCGCTTGTAAAAGGCCCCCCGATAGAGTCTTTTCTGCGCCTCCACAAAATCTGGCGTCAGATTCGGATTGTCAGCCATGACGAAATGATCTGACCACAAGAGCTTTCTTGCTCTCAAGTCTGCATTGTCCAGGTAGTCAGTCTTCAACCAGTGATAGGGTGTGTCTGGATTCGTTGTGCCGTAAAGACGAGCACCTTTAGGCGACATACGAGTAAGCAGCATTTGAAAGAAACTTTGAGGCATCAGGCTGACTTCGTCGCACAGCGCGATTCCTAAGGTAAGACCACGAACATAACGCTCCGACCCTTCATCCTTGGCGCCGATAACCAACCAGTCCGAATCGAAAAGTTTCAACTGACCGGTGTTGCGGTTGTAGCTATAGTTTCCCGCACCGACCAAATCGAACAAATCCGTTAAGACATTGTTGTATACGCTTTGCTTTGACACTCCCGTGAACAGCTTGCGCCCTCCAACGTCATACCCGCAGCAATAAATTGCTTTGGGATGTAAGCTCCAGGTCTTGCCGCTTCGGACCGCGCCCTCAAGGATATTAATCGGCCAGTCTTTCTCTGGCGGACGCGTCGCGAACCGTCCGGCGCTCGGACCATAGTCAAGATGGATCATCGATTTTCATCCGAACTGGCGGCTTCATACTTTGCATGGATGGCCCGCAGCGCGTGCAGCACTGGAGACAGATTGTCGCTCTGCTCAGAATCCTTTGGATTGACCGCTCTGATGATCAGAGCGATTGCCTTGAGGTCTCCATTCACTGCTTTATTGGTGTGCTGTTTGGCGATCGCCTGACGTTTTGTAATTCGTCGTGGCTTGCCGCCTTCAACAACGCGAATCTCCATGTCGAGTTCCTTTTCAATCGCATCAGCGTAAGTAATGGTCTTTTTCTTCGATCGTCCAGAAGGGTTACCTGACTTGCCAGGCTTGAATTGGGCATGACGCGGTGGTATCTTGTAGCCGATTGAAGAATGTTTGGGGGCTCCTTTAGCCACGGGACACCTCCAGGTGGTCGTTCACAACCTCATCAAATCTCTTCCCTGTAACAGCGTGGACGGCGTGATCGCCCGTATGGCGTTGCCAACGCCGCACGGCAACGTCGATGTATCGGGGATCAAGTTCGATGCCGCAACAGACGCGCCCGGTTCGCTCGGCCGCAATTAATGTAGAGCCAGAGCCCAGGAACGTATCAAGTACCAAGTCACCCCGGGCGGAGCAATCGAGCAGCGCGTCCGCGACCAACGCAACGGGTTTGACTGTCGGATGCAACGCAAGTAGATTGCCTTCATCGCCGCTTTTCGATGCGCTGTTGATTGACGGATACTCCCAAATATTACTTCGGTTGCGACCGAATTGGCCGAGCTGAATATTATTGCGATGCTTCTTCTCTCCGTTTCGGAAGACAATCACGAATTCATGCATCGAACGATAGAAGGAGCCCATGCCCCCACGTTCTTGACCCACACACAGATGTTGAGCACTGAATCGTACACTGGTTTCCCCGCGGTAAGCATTTCTCGAACACGCCTCCAATCCGAACAAACAAAATGAACTGAGCCGGATGCACTATATTGCGCAAGCAACTTGAAACTGGACTCCAAGAAGGAGCCGAATTCCAATTCGGTCATTTCGCCTGAGCCCATCAGAAACTCGCGATGGCGGATGGCGCCATTGCCACTCACATTGCCACGTATTCTCATGTTGTAAGGGGGATCGACGAAAACCACTCCCGCTCGTTTCTTGCCGAGGAGCCGAGAATATGTGTTCTGGTCGATCGCGCTTCCGCAAAGGATCTTGTGTCTGCCCAACGTCCATATGTCACCAGGCTGTGTTATCGGTTCGGATTCGCTCGGTGCTTCTACGATCTCGTCAGAGGGCGACGGATCTGTAGAGAGAAGAAGATCAATTTCCGGAATTTCAAAACCCGTAACGGTGATATCGAAATCGGTATCTATCTTCAGCAAATGCTGAAGCTCAATCGCGAGAATCGATTTATCCAGACCGGCATTTCTGCCGATCTTGTTGTCTGCAATGACGTAGGCCTTGATCTGGTCTTCCGTCAGGTTTTCGAGCCGGATAGCCGGGACATGAGACATCCCACGAAGTTTGCCGGCTTTAACTCGTCCCTCACCTGCGATAGTTTGATTGGTTTTACTGATCAATACTGGATTCGTGAATCCGAAGACATCCATGCTATTTGCAATCTGGCGGACTTGATGGTTGCTGTGTATCTGAGCATTTCCGGGATACGGCTTGAGGGAATCGATGGGTACCCACTCGACAAGTAGTTCGTTCTCGCGTCGCACTACCATTCGCGCTCCTTCGTTCGAAATTTGGGCGAACTGATGCCCGAAATCAAGGATGGGATTTGAGCGAGTGGAAGTCGATGTCGGAGGACGTTTGAAGTATTTTATGGGCAAAACAGTTCGCAACTAAAGCTATGGCAATCAGAGATTTGAGGGATGTTGAAAAAACCTGTCCAGCTCAGTCGCCGGACAATGCGAAAGCTTTGGCGTATTTCTCTCGCGCTCGATAAATCGCGCGTCGGATGGTTCGAACCAGAATTGGATCATTAACGGCGGCGAAAAAGCTATGAATCTGGTTCGGTCCGCGCCTGCGGTTATGAGCCGCGATCGTTTCCTTTTCTTTCGGCTGCAAATGGTCCTTCAATACGACGCCCGCTGAATCGAGCCTGTGGGCAAGCGCTTCCAGCACTTCTTTCGAAATGTTCTTGCCCGTTTGCATTGAGCCGACGATTCTCTCGAATTCCGACAACGATTCCAATTCTGGCGGAACTTCGTCTACGACGAGCCCTTCAGCTGTCATCCACCACCGAATTCTCGGATATTCCATGGCAATCTCATCAATCACATGCCTGAGGTCATTGAAGTAGGTACATCCGCGCAGTAGGGACACTTCTTTGAGTTTTTCGCTGATATGCTTTACCGGAAATGGCCTCGGTACAGACCGCACAATCGATTTCAACGCATCGAAATCGGTTGAACCGGCTCCTACGGAGCAGCTCACGTGATTATAGAGAAGCAGACTTTTGTCGCCGCTTGTTTCACGGGTTCGAACCGCGTCAAACCGAAATCCAAAAAACTGCTCTGCGTCTTTCTGCCTTTTCTTCCGCTGCGTCATTGTCGTCGCTCAAGAAGATTCTATCTGGGAAGGTCTCCGCCAAGCTCGGCTATCGCGTCCTTATCTTCGCTTGCATGGGAAATGAAGGGGCCGATG